GTGCCCAGGCGCTGTATTTATTAAATTGCCCCGGGGGGGACTCCGGGGATCTGAACGCGGCCGAACTCATCGACCTTATAGCGACGCGGCACGCGTTTCGGATCATATTTCTTGTGGCACTCGCGGCATAGACTCTTTAGGTTGTCGAGCCGGAGCGCGATGTTCGGGTCGGTGATGTTGTGCGGCGTCAGTGCGATGATGTGGTGCACCTCCTCCGCCGGTGTTATCTTTCCGGCGCGCAGGCAATCGACGCAGAGGTATTTGTCCCGCTTCTTGGCTTGGCTCCTGGCCTGTTTCCAGGCTCCGCTGTTATAGAATTCTTTTGCCCACTCTTGCATAAAATCGCCGATTTGGCGCGTTAAATGTTCGCGCCGTATAATTTATCGACCGCGCCATAAAAACGCGGCACACGGGCTGCTGTGGCCTCACAGGCCCATTTATATGTGTTCGCCGCGGTTCCACCTGTACATGTTGGAGCCCTCGCGTCCGTAGTTGTAGAAATAGAGCGGCCGGTCCATGCTCGGCAGCCTGTGGTAGTCGTAGCGGCTCCGGCCTGCTTTGCGGAGGACCTGCTGCATGAAAGCGTCGTCCTCGGCCGGCTGTATAGCCAGGAACCGGAATTCTTTTATGTAGTCGCGGCGGAGTATGTATTGCCAGACCATGCTGAAGTACTGGCCCCAGAATTTGTCGGTCTCGAAAGGCACCCGGAGAATGTCCAGGTCCTCGCGCTTGGCTTTGTCGAGTGCGTCGCGGATGGCCCTCCGGTCGAGCAGCCAGTCGTCTCCGTCGAGCATCCAGATGTATTCGCCCTGCGCTATGTCCAGCGCGGCGTTGCGCGCCGGTCCGCAGCCTTGCTCGGTGCAGCTTATGATCTGGCACGGCAGGCCGCTGTCGCGGATCACTCGCTCGCTGTCGTCGGTGCAGTTGTTTAGCACAAAGATGATCTCGGCCCGGTATGGTCCCAGGTCCTGGACCTTTAGGCTGTCCAGCATCGGCTGGATCCAGTCCTCGAGGTTATAGACCGGAATTATAAGCGTTATATCTGGCGCGCATTGCTGCAGTGTCTGCATATAGACTCTCCCTGGTCGAGCGTCGCTCGCATCCGTTCTGCCTCCGGTGAATGCAGGACCTCGTCGTAATCCTGCTCGTATAGGTTGCCGAAGCGCCCGGTGAGCCCGTAGTCCATGCAGCAGGTTATGATCTCGCCGTTTGGCAGCAGGACGTTGTGGTCCATCGCTCTGCCTGAAGTGATGCACCAGAGCCTCCTGGTGGTGTCCAGGCTGCGGTGCTCGCGGCACTCTACGTTTCCGGCGCGGTCGTGCATGTATGTTATCAGGTTCCGGTCTCGGCGTATGTACGGCAGCACCCGGCTGTCGATCGTTCCGTGGCAGGAGTAGTTGTGGCAGGGCCAGTCGCGTAAAAGCTCGAGGTATTCCGGCGTGATGTTGAAATGCCCGCGGCCCTCCTGATCCGGCAGGTGTATCGTTACGACCTCAAACCAGAGGCCGCGTAGAAGCTCGAGGTCCTGGCGTGTGGCGCCCTGGAGCGTGGTATATAGTGCCAGAGGGAACCCTTTTTCAGCCGCGTATAATATCATCTGCGCGCACTCCGGGTTTGCGAAAGGCTCGCACATTCCGGAAAAGTCGACGCGCGTCCCTGGCGGCAGTTTGTCGATGGCCTTCTTATAGTCGGCCAGCTGCATAGTCTTGCGGCCCGTGTAGCGGCTCCGGAGGAGCGCCTGCGGGCAGTCGGTGCAATCTATCGGGCAGCCGATGTGTGTTGTAATTTCAAGTCGTCCCATCTCCGGTTCCTTGCATGAAAAAAGCCGAGCGCCAGCTCGGCATAGACCGGCCCCGCAAGGAGACCGCCTTTTTGGTTGATATTGGAGAAGCCATAGAATATCCAGCGACAGGGCCGGCCCGTGCTGGGTGCTTTCGCACAGTAGCATTATAGCACGGCCGAAACTCTAATTATATATATACTTTCGCGCAAACTCGACGAGCGCGTTGCCGTGGATCTGAAATATTCGCTGGATGCTGTAATTTTGTTCCGTCGCTATGGTGTCCCAGCGCTTCTGCTGAACGTAGCGGGCATAAAGGACCCGGCTCTGCATCTCGTTGCTTAAGCCGAGGATCTGGGCCACTATTTTGTCCCGGAGCAGCTCGTATTCGAATATCAAATCCAGGCGCTGCTGGTCCTTATCTACCAGGGCCGCCATTGCTGCTGCGAAAGCGTCGCCCTGTGGTGATGTCTGGACCTTGTCGCCGAGCTGCGGAGCGGCCGTTGAGGTCAGTCTCGTCCGGCGCTCCTCCAGCTCCTCCGTTAAAATTTGAATGTTTAGTTGAAGCCGCGCCAGCTGGCGCAGGTATTGCTTCGCGGTCATTGTTTTGTCTCCGGCGTTTCGCGTATGATCTCGAATAATTTTTCTGGCGGCACATATTTGAAAAGTTTAAACTGCAGCACCCGGGCCTTTGCGAGCTCTCGTTCTAAATATTCGACCATCCGCTGCAAAATTAGGATTTTTTCGTCGCGCTCATCCATCGTAGTCCTCCTGGCCGGCGTCGTAAGTTCCGTCGTTTATGATCTCCGCCGCCTCCGGTGTCGGCTCGTCCATTCTCGCTCCGCAGTTCGGGCAGTAGTGCATCAAAGGCGTTTGATAATGAATGTTACTGACATACATTTTTCCGCACTCCGAACACATCACCGCACCTTCACCGATTTTCCACCTTCCGTGCTTTATCGGCTCGGCGTCTGCAAGTGCTTGTGTTAGCTTGTAAACTGTCTGCTCCATACTTCGATATTCTGCAAGAAGCACGGCTTCGACGGTTGGCTGTAAGTCGATGATCGTGTCGAAGTCGCATTTTGCCTCGTCCATTGTCATCACCCTGGTTCCGCCCTTCCACCAGGCATAATGCTTTTTTAGTGCGTCCGCGTCGATAAATCTCATTTCTGCCTCCGGTTATTTTATAATCATGCTGGTGCTTTCGACGAGAGTGCACCCAGGTATGGCTTCTCCGGCCTTGAGCGCCTCACTGACGCGTTTTTTATCGACCTCCGGCTCTTTATATCGGAGGTAATCGTCCGGTATCTCAAACAGGCGATTTTGGTCGACCTCGACCTTTGTGCTCCTCCGGAAAGAGACGGCCAGGCGCGGGCTCTTGAAGGTCTCGCCGGCCAGACAAAACTGCAGGTAATCGCGCAGGTGCTCGGCCCTGTTCTCGGCGGCTTTAGCCCTGGCCGTGAGGTTCTTTGCCTCCTCTTTTATGGCCTTTGCGTCGGCCTCGAGGTTCTTTATATAGCAGCCGATGTTCTCGATCTTCTGGTCGCGGTCCATCTGGAGCTGGTTGTATGCTGCGAGGAGCTCCTCGTCTATGATCTCGCCGGACTCGGCGTCGATGGCTCCCTCGAGCGCGGCCTGGATGGCCTGGTCTATCTCATATAGCGTCATTGTGGTCCTCCGTTTCTCTGGTCTCGGCCTGCTGCATGGCCCGTTTTTCGCGGACCGCTTTTTCCGCCAGGAGCCTCCGCTTCACTCCGTAGAGTTTGCCCGCCTCGACGACCAGCAGGTATTTTTCTATCGTGTCGGTGTCAAGGTCCAGGGCCTCTTTCCAGGTGGAAAGTTTGGCGTTGTCGATGGCAATCTCGACGATGTTGTCGTAATGCTCCGCCTTGCGGACCAGCTCGTCGTAGCGGTCCAGGCTTACGAGTACGCGGATCGGCTCGTCCTCGTATAAAGTCCCATTCTCAATTCTCATGCTTTTGCTCCCTTCTCGCGGCGCTCCTGCATTACTGTGTTGAACGCCTCGTTTAAATCGTTCATGCTTTTGGTGTACTCTTTGCGCAGGTCCTCGCAGGCTTTTATGTACCAGTAGAGGATCGCGATAAACTCATCTGTCTGCAGGTGCTTTTCGCGTTCCCGCGCCTCGATCTGTTTCATGATTGCTCCCATTTTGGCTTCTCCTTCCTTTTGCTTCGTGTGTTCTGTCTCCTCTTTTTCGCTTGCCGCGGGTGTAGTCTATCCAGGGCCAGCATTTCTCCGGGCATTCCGCTCTCCGGCAGCGCTCGCACGGACTCATGTTCTCGCCCTCATGTTTTCGATGACCTGCCTCCGGCGCGCTTCGTAGCGCCTGGCCCATTCTTTCGGGTCGAGGTGCTCCGGGTTGGCCGGTAGCTGTAAAAACTCATTCCAGGTGAACATGATCTTTCCGCCGTGCTCGACCACCCATTCGGTCCCGTCGTCGTCGATGCGCTCCATCATGTAGAGCTCGCCGGTGTCTCTCCGGAGTCTGTTGGCCCGGGCCCACTCGATCTCGTTTATGATGTTTTTAGTTGTGGGGAAGCGATCGTTCTCGGCGGTCCATTTGTGGAAGGCCGCCAGGACCTGTTCGTCGGTGTAGCTCTTGAAGGTCTCGTATAGCTCCGCGAGCTTCGCGCTCTGGAAAGCCTCCGAGGCGCCTGGTTTGATTATGAGCGGCCAGCTCGCCGTCAGCCACATGTATAGCTCTTTAACTCCTCGCTTTGTCATTCTGCCTCCTCCATGAATGCTCCGATGGCTCGCGACATCGGGTCGCTGCCCTTTTTAGGTTTTGCCCAGCGTTTCTGGTTCGCGTTGAATTGCAGGGCGGCCTGCTTCCAGCCCGGGAAGTCCTTTTCTGGGTGTGCCTCGTAGTACACCCGGACGTCCTCGATTAGCTGCTCCGCTTTTTCTCCGAAGATCTCGACCAGCTCCTCCCTTACGCCGTCAGGCGTATTAAGAGATTGGTTTATATTGTTTATAATGGTTTTATTACTATAAGTAGAAACCTCGTTTTTGCTTCGGTTTTTGCTTCGGGATTTGCTTCGCAGGTCCTGATAAATGCTGTATTTTTCAACGTTTATTTTGCTTCGCTTTCCGCTTCGGTTTTTGCTTCGCACGACGCTCCGTGTAATCATGCCCTCTTTTTCGAGCCATTGCAGAAACCTCCGGACCTTTGGATCGGGCCAGCGCCACCGGTCCGCGAGCTCGCGTTCCGTGAAGAGTAGCTCTCCTCGCTGCAGCTCCTCCGTGTCCTTATAGCTTGCGCGGCCGATTAGGTCCACCCAGGCTTGCCCTTTAGTGAACGGCTCCGAAGTCCAGAGCTCGTCCTCGAGCAGCTTCCGGTCTATTGTGAAAAATGTTGTTCGGTCTCCCATTGGTTTTATCGTAAAAGTTCGACTATGATCTCGGCAGCCTCCTGCGGGCTGCAAAAGCGGAACCGGCAGCCATAACGCTCCTCGATGGTCGTCATGGCTTTAGCCAGCCGCGGTCCTTGAATGCAATTCGGGCTGTATTCGGTCCGCGGGTTTCTCCAGCGTCGGACGTCCGCAACGCTGCGGATGCCGTCCTCGTTTTCGACCAGTATGTACAGCCGGCACCCGATGTCCCTGGCGAGCTTTAGCTCGTTTATGAAGCGCGTGTGTTTCGCTTTGCCTCCGCCTATGTTCTGCGCGATCTCCGCCATGTTCTCTTTGGTGTCGACCGCTATGATTGGCGGCGCGCAGTAATCTCCGACGACCACTTTGCTCCGGATTATCCGGTGCCCGGCCGCCTCCAGCGCCTGGTGCTTCAGCTCATGCTTTCCAGCGTGCTGCCGGCTGTCCTCCTGGATTATCATTTAGAAAGGCACGTCCTCGTCTGTAATTGGTGAGAAGCCCTCCGGAACGGAACCGGCGCTGGCCTTCTTTCCTGGAAGCGGTTTAAAGGCCGGAACCGTAAAGTCGCCCTTGCGGATCTGTTCGGCCGTCTTGCAGCTCTTGATGTAAAGGCGCTGCTTTATGTCTCCGGCGTTGGTCTCATATTCCTCGTAGCCGAAAACGGCGCCCAGGATTTTGCCGACCAGCTGCTGCTCGTCCAGGCCGGTCTCGACCGTTTCGCCGAGCTTTGTTCCGTTGGTCTCATCTACGGCCTGCAGAAACGCTTTTAGCATGCCGAGCGCGCTGCCTTTGTATGATCTTATAAACGAGTGCCAGAAGTCGTTGTCCGGGCCTTCGTTCTTATAGCGGCCCGCCTCCGGCCCTTCTGCGATGTCGTATATTATGCGCAGGTATTCATTGGCCGGCAGGTCTTTTACTGCGGTTATTTTGATAACGTAGCCACCAGCCGGCAGCCTCTCGAAGTCTCCGGACGCTTTTGCGTCGTTATAGCCTTTAATCGGTTTCATTCTTGTTTGTCCTCCCATATTTTGATTAGCTTATTAATTACATCTTTGTGTTTTTTTAATCCATCGAGAAGCAACGGCGATGCGTTATGGAGAGCCAGATTATTTGCTATTACAATGCGCAGGCGATCTTGCGTCTCTCGGAGGTTCTTTTGCAGAATGGCATTCTCTGTTTTCAGTCGGTTGTTTTCCTCCTGCAGCTGGTGCAGGAGCGTCTCCTGGTCCTCGGTTTCCTTCGCCGGTTTGTTCCTGCTCTGCGAGCGGCCGGTGATCTTGCTCAAGTGTCCCTGAACGGCCCAGCAGGTCCTCTTTCCGTAGAGCGGGCCGCCTTCGCTCGTGGCAATCTCCGCTATGTCCTTAAAGCGCGCACCCAGGTGCTGGTGCATTAAATCCTTGAGGAGCTGGTCCTCCTGCTCTGTCCATGCTGTGGTGTGCATCGTTAAATCCTCCAATATTCGCGGATCGCCGCGTCGACTGCTTTAAGATCGTTCGGAATTTCTACGCTTGCGAACATGCCCTCCGGGCTCTTGGCCGTGCTCTGGCCGTTGGCCTGTGTATAAAACTTCTGGTCCTCGCAGTAGAGTACGACGTCGAAGCTGCCCTCGAGCACGAGCTTCTCGTCCAGCATCCTGCCGATGGTCTTTGCCTTCTCACGGCCGTTTCCGTCCGTCTCGGTATGATGCAGAAAATAAACGATCTTGTCCTCCTGCGGGAGCCGGTTTATGGCGTGCACCAGCTCGCGGAAGTTGGCGGCCATGTCGACGTATTTGTCGTAACCCTTCTCTTTGGCTCTGTCGAATAGCTCGTTTACGAGCAAATATTGGCTGTCGTCGATCACGATGCTTTTGGCCTTGCTGGCCTTGATGATCTGGATCACCCAGGCGTATTTCGCAACGTTGAGCTGCGCGGCGCTCTGGATCTCCGGGCCGAAGTCCTCCGGAATGCGGACCACTTTTATGTCGCTTTTAAACGGCAGGCGGCCCTTCTCGACGCTTATAACGCCGACCTCGTCCGGTTTAAAGTTCTTGATGCTGTAAGTTTTTCCCGAGCCCGATCTGCCCATAATTAAAACCGGAATGCTCATGTTTTCCTCCTCCTCTTATAGCTTTAGCAGTATGGCGATCCAGCAGGCTTCGACTATGATCAGCGACGCCACCGCTGCTAAAAACTCCCTGAATTTCTCTTTGTTAAGCCTGTACTTTTTCCGCTTCATCTCTTGTTCCCTTCTCCGCTTCGATCTCGCGGATGATGCGCTTTAGCATCTCTTTTGTGTTCCTGGACTGCTCGGTCCTCATGTAAGCCGTGCTGAATGCCGACGGGCTCATTCCGAGCTTCCTGGCGATCTCCTGCAGCCTTACATTATGCGCCGCAGCGTAAAACCGGACGTCCAGATTTGTTGATACGCTCATTAAGTTCTTCCTCCTCCCTTCCGGCCAGCCAGCAGTCTCCTGCGGCCCATGCCTCGAATAGTTTGTCGCAGGCTTCGTCGTTCTTCCGGAGAAGGCCCCGGCAGAATTCGCAGGTCCCGTTGCTGTATCGCTCCGGCTGGAATTTTACGCATTGCCCGCAGGTCACTCTCTCTCCGGCCAGCTCCAGCTCGTCCCGCTTGTTCTCCGGAACTCGGATCTGCTCCGTGAATATCACATACCCGCGCAACGCCTGGATGTCCACCACCGGGTCCTGGTATGTCGCCGCCGTCTTGGCGACCCACTCCATCGTCCGGTTGAAGTTCTGCTCCAGGTCCTTCATCGTTTCGCCCTCGAAGCTCTGCATCTGCGTTCTTTTTAATGTTTTCATTTTGACCTCCTGAAAATCAAAAGACCGCCTGGTTTGCTCGCCAGACGGCCCTGCCCTCTCTCGTTTTTATAGCCTTTTAACTATTCCGTATAATTGATATTTTAGGAACAGTCGGCCTTATCTGAAAAAGGCGAGCCGCCTGGCTCTGTCTATATTATACCACCCTTCCGCCCTCTTGTAAAGCGGTTTTGAAGGCGTTTTAAATAGCTTTATAAAAGCCGCCAGGTGGTTATTCCGAGGCGGCGTCTGCGCGGATCAGCGCTTTTATATAGCCCTGTTTATTCTCCTGGCGGTCCAGGATCGCTAAAATGTCCGCGTCGGTGTTTTTATTGAGCTTGATGTACACCCGGACCGTGTTCTCCCGGTCGTAGCGTTCCGACGCCATCTTCTGGGCCGTCGTCGTTTTGGTCTGTCTCATTCTTCGTCCTCCTCGTCGTCTGTGCTGAATGGATCCGACGGGTTTGTCGTGAACTGCTCCGTGTAGTAGTCGACGAAGAACTCATACGTTTTCGAGTCCTTTATGCCCTCCGGCGCGTCCGGATCCGCCATGATCTGTTCGCCGTTTAGCGTCCTGCAAAGCTCCGCGGCCTTGCAGATTTTATAAGCGTATTCCTCGGCCGTCTCCGGTTCTACGCCGCCCAGGGCCCACCATGTTATTTCGAAGTGTGCCGCATCGCGGCCTCTCCTGGCCTCCTGGATGTTCGTTCCTCTCACCCGGACCTCGTTGCTCTCCGCGAAGTTGTCCAACGCCTCTATTATAGCATCGAATGCGTTAACTGTGAATTTCATTGTGGTTCCTCCCTTTTATTTGCTCATCCTCTTTATGATCTCGGCTTTTGTAAGCTCGATGTCCTCGCTGTTTACTCCGTAGCGGTTGCCGCTGTTGAGGCTTATGTACTGCGCCAGGAGCTCCTCCGGTGTCGCGTTCTCGAGCCAGGTTTTCTTTTCTGCGGTCGTCATTTTGCTTCTTCCTTCTGCCCGGTTTAGCCGCCGGGCCCGGCTTCTCTCTCTTATGCCTCCAGGGCCTTCATCGCGCTTTCTATCTCCTGAAGCTCGGCCCAGGCTTTTGCTTCTCTCACCTGGTTGAGCTCGCTATTGGGGTTTGCGTCGAGGTGGTCTTTTTCTTTGCCCCAGATTGTTACTGCTGCTATGTATGCGAGCTTGTATAATCTTTCCTGTGTCATCTTGTTTTCCTTCCTGGCCTTTGGCCTTTCGCTCTTGCTTTTTACACTTACATTATATAGGTGCGCACCGATAATGTCAAGCGAATTTTGCAGAAAAATCAAACTTTTTTCAAACTTTTTTTTCGGGTCGTTTTCGCCCTCTGGCCCTTATATATAGATATATAATATATAAGCGATTTCCAAGACACTAAACAAACCCACTTCGTGGGTAAGATGTAACTTGATTATATTTATTTATGTGTCCGATTTTTTTTCGCGGCAATAAAAAAGATCCCCGGGGAGGTCCTCCGGGGATAGAAAGGAAACAACGAACCGGCCGGCGTATGGGCCCGCCGTCCGGGTGGTCTGCATGTCAGTATTGGCCTTCGAGCGTGTATAGCTCGCAGATCCTGGCCTGGGTGGCCGGTCCGCAGTAGCCATCGGCGGCGAGGCCGTTCTTTTTCTGGAACTTCTTTAAAGCGGTGAGCGTGTTGTTGCCGAAGTGTCCGTCGACCTGGCTCTTGGTGTTCAGCAGGTAGCTTTTGGAGCGTACCAGGGCCCACTGGAGCCAACGGACCGCGTCTCCGGACATGCCCTTTTTTATTACAACGTTTCGCGGCGTCTGGTACGGATCCACGGCCGGGCTGTAAATACTCCCGATGTAGTTATACGCGGAAGGCTGGCCCCAATTGCCGGCGCCCTTTGTCCTGGTGGTGTTCTCCGCTGCGACGTTCCGGTAGCTCCAGCCGGATTCCCAGGTCTCGACTTTGGTGCTGCTGGGTTTATCGTTTACGAAGGCGACATGCCCTGCTCCGCTGCTGTTCCAAACCATAACGCATCCGGGTCTCGGTTCCCATCCGGTCTCGAGGCCCTGCTTTTTAGCAAGGGCCAGAAAGTTTTTCGCGTTGGTGTTCCCGAGGTAGTTGCAGGCGTTCTCGTTTAAGATCGCGTTAAACGCCCCGGTGCAGGCACCGACGCAATTCGGCAGTACGCTGCCCGGGAAGGGCTGCAGGCCGTGCTCGGTGTTCCCCTGAATGCAAGGCGAGTAGCCGCCGAAGGACTTTACTATGAAGTATTTATTATTGGCGGCCGGAAGTCCTTTAATCTGTTTCATCCTGTCCACGCTCCGTTTCGATGTTTCCGAAGGTCTGTTCTGGGACTGCTCCGTCGACCTCCGGTATTCCGGCCAGGCTCGTCAAGAGCGATAGTATGCCGGCGAGAATGCTGGCGCTCGCGACGGCCAGCCAGTTTACTTCCGAAAGAACGGCCGCGGTTCCTATGCTCGCGACCGCAGTCTGGCAGACTGTTTTTAATGCCCTTATTCCGGCGTATTTTAGCCACAGTTTGTTCATTGTGGTCCTCCTCGTATAATTTATCGATTGAAATAAAAAATCGCTCAAATCGGCGATTTAACGCAAGAAAACAGCGCAGCCGATAGAAATATCAGCTACGCTATAAAACGCGTGTATGAGGCTATGAGGGCCTCAAGACAGTTTATGAGCTTACTGTGCAGGAGGAGTAAATGTGATACTACAATTTCCTGTGATGCTTATTTCCGCTCCAGGTTCTCCGGGTTCCGGCAAAGTCAATGCAGCATTGCCAGATACTGCAATTTCACCGCTTTCAAATGGTACATATGTTTCATTTACGCTATCATATTTATTAGCATAAAATGTTAAGGGAGCTTCTATCATAATTGCTGCGAATGAATTGCCGGCAGGTACAAGGAAGTTGTCATATACATAATGATCATACATTTCAGCAACGCCTGTTAAATATGTATAGTATGGATCTTCATTCGTTCCTATAAATGCACCTACAAGTATATAAGTTTGAGCATCATAATTTTGCAATGCTATTTCTACTTCTGAAAACCCTCCTCCGCTTTCTACATTTACTGTTACCGGGCTGTACGCCTTACCTGCCGGGGCTGTATATGTGCCGTTTTCAGCAACTGAAAGAGCTTCAACTTCTACGCTGGAACCTCCGCCTCCGCCTCCGCCGGATCCGGTGAGCTTTCCGGCGAGTATAAAATCATTTATATTCATTACGCCACCTCGGTCCAGGTCTCGCCGACCTCGTCAAATAAAAAGATCTTGCCGGTGTTTACTTCCAGGAAGGAGCTGCCGGTCGCGATGCCCGCGGTCGGCTTGCTGTCGGTCGAAAGGTCGGCCAGCTTTACTTGAACGATGTTGTTGCCGTCCTTTACTTCGACGGTGACTGGTGTCTCTGTGTTTCTTATCATTTTGTTTTGCCTCCTATTGCTCAATGCAAATTAAATTTGAAACGCCCACGTAATATGATGTGTTACGGCTGCGGGCCCTTACGACCAGGACGTCGTTTTTCGCGAGTGTCAGCGTCTCCTCGCAAGAGGCGCCATTATGCGTCCATGTGGTGTGCGCGCTTCCGACCGCGGATCCGTTCTTGTATAGCTGCGAGCCGTTCGTTCCGGATGTGGTGTTTCGGTCCATCGACCAGGCGCATTTATATGTCCCGGCTTTGTTTATAGTTAGCGAGACCACGGTGGCTGTGTAAGAGCTCTGCGCGACCTCTCCTCGGCCGAAGTAGTATTGCACGTTCTTTGCGTCTCCGCCTCCGCCTGAAACGTTAACCGTGACCGGCGTGTATGCTTTCCCGCGCGGTGCGGTGTAAGTCCCATTCTCCGTTACGCTCAGTGGCTCGGTCTCGATCTCAATCTGTCCGCCGGTGCAATATACGAGCTCATAATAGCCCGGCTGGTGGAAATATCCGCCCAGGGATGTGCTCTGGGACGAAATGGTCAGGGATCCGCTGCTGAATGTGGCGCTCCAATGCTCGGTTGCCTGCGCCTGGGAGCCCATCTCCATGCCGTATATGCTCGCGCCGTCGTTCGCCACGACCAGAGCTCTTGTATATCCGCTCGAGGTCCCGATGTTGCTCGTAAAAAGCAAATACCAGCAGGACGGTTCGTCCGGAAGATCTGAAAAAGTGATCGATGTTGCGCCGCTTCCGACCTGCACTTGCTCGGTGCCTATGTTGGCGGCGCTTCCGCCGTATGTATAAATCAATTTATACTTTACGGCCTGGAAGTAGGACGCGGATCCTGTAACCGTCAGCGTTCCGCTTGCGTATGACTTCGAAAAGGCCGAGCCGTCATACGTCATATTTGCGTTGCTGGTGTTTGTTATATATTGGCCTTTGACCGCGCTTCCGTCGTATAAGACCGCGTTGGTTTTATAAGGCGCCGCTCCGGTCGCAAGGTCGGCCGCCGCGATTACAATAAAAGAGGTCGGCTCGCCCTGCAGCCCGGTAAATGAAATCGAAGCCCCGGCTGCTGAAGGCGTCGCTTCTGCGAATCCGATCTGGACGCCTGTGCCTCCGCCGCCGCTGTTGGTGCCGGTCAGTTTCTGGCCGTTAACGTAAGCGGTTTTTCCGGATAAAATGTCGGAGGCTGCTGCTGTTGCGTCCGTGGTGTCGTCAAAGCGCGCCGTGCCTCCTCCCGTTTTCGGCAATAGGACGGCCGGCACAGCCTGGTAGCTCGCGCCCAGCAGGGTGATATTCTGTGCCATCGCTGCCTCCTGTTAGGAAATGGAGAGGACCTTTGTGGTGCTGTCCTGGGATATGCTCGGAAGCGCAAGGCTGCCCGCCACGCCGAGTAAGGTCACGCCGCTTTTTATGTTGCTGGCGATAATCTTCGCCTGCTCGGTCGAGCTAATGCCTACGGTTCCGCCGCTGGTATATCCGGCCGGAATGTTCACGGTCCCGGCTTTGGTGCTGATGGCGCCGCTGGTGCTTCCGTTGTTGGCCATGCTGCCTTCTATCTCTCCGGAAGCTCCGAATGCTTTTTTCCCGGAGAGTATGTTTCCCGCGGCCGCGTCCGCGTCGCCGGTGTAATAGAATTTAGCTGTGCCGCCTCCGCTCTTGGGGATATCGACTTCCGGGACCGACTGATACGTCACCGAATTTATGATCACCGAGGGATTTGCCATTTTTTCTTCTCCTTTTTTACGAAACTGTCAGAGTTGCGCCGTCCCAGGTTATTAAACCGTAATTGCTGGGGATCGGCTCGATTATTATATCCACCGGAACTACGAGCTGCGCCGTTGCCAGCGTCTGCGCCTCCGGTCCTGGAGTAATTGTTGTTGGTCCGTCGTACTGCTCCGGAAAAACCGGCAGCATCTGCATGGCGCTTCCGCGGATGACGTTCTCCATTCGCACTCGCGCCTGGACCTGGCGGTCCGTCTCTATTCGGCCGCGGATCACTACGCTGTCGGCCATCTAAATCACCTCGTCGTCTCCTGAATTCCGGACCTCGACGGTGAGGCTTTCGCTTATTCCGCAGAGCGTTCCGCTGCGCCATTTGCAGCGTATGGTGGCCGGCTTGCTGGCGTCGAGTTTCAGGCTCTCCTCCTGGGTAAGCGTCCAGCGGATGCTGTCTGTTCCGATGGTCGCTTCCTCGAGCGTCTTTCGAATTATGGTGTTTTTTCCCTGGAGAACTAAAAAAATCGCGGCGCTTATGCTCGCGACCTCCAGGCCGAAGTCTCGGAAAATGTAAGACGGCGTTGTGCCGCGGATCAATTCGTCCATGTCATTCCTCCTCGTGGTTAATCGGCAGCGCCAGCGCCTCCGCAATTATGGAGTCGGCATAACCGTCGCCGCCGATTTTCTTGTATTGGTCCCGGGCCTCCGTAAGCCGGAGCGTCTGCATCCGGGTCCGGAAACCCTGGCGGACGATCTTGTCCGTGAGTTGTTCTATGGCGCCCAGGAGTAAGATCTGGCGCGTTTTTTTTGTGCTCGTGAAGTAGTCGAAAACTTTTGTAAAAATCGTTGTTAAAAGGCTGCTCCCGAGTATCGCAATTAGGACTTGGGGCGATGTTACTTGTTCGATCATTCTGCTGCCTCTTATGCTGTTATATAAGACGCGCTAATTAAATACATTCGGGCGGTTGCGCTGGTTGCAGTTGCCAGCGTGCCGTCTGTCATTATCGCGAAGGCGGCGTCGGTTCTGTTGCAAGCGCAAGCTATAACTCCGACGCTTGAAAGGCTTGATACTGGCGCGGGGAACCCTGTTATTATAGCTGCGTCCATATTTTTCGCTGCGGTGAGCGTCAACCTTAAGTTTATAACAACAAGGTTTCCAATCTTATAAGAGCTGTTATTGTTGATCGTAACGCCCGAGGCCGCGGTTCCGGTTATTGCGATTGCTGTGGAGGATTTCATCCATCCAGTTATTGCGCTGCTATATATCGAAGCCCGCCATTCCTCCGCTCCGGCAACATTCGCGGAGTATGATCTTCCGACTACCGACCCATAACCAGCAGTGCTTTTGTATATTTCAAATTCTGTTATTGCGCCAGTAAAAGGAGCAAATGTCGCCTGAAGATTTACGATTATTCGCTTCACGCTGTATGTGCTCATCGAGTTAAATTCGCTTAATATCGTTGAATTTAAAGCCGATAGCGAGTTTATATTTGCCGATGAGGTATATAGCACGGGCGCCTCGCCCATGTATTCCTTTATGGGAATGTTGAAGCTCGCGAGTCCGCTCTCCGGCGTCATGCCGACTGCAAAGTTGCCGTCGATTTCTGCGTTCCCGGTGGCCTTTATGTTTCCAGATGTGTCCGCGAGGAACTTCTGGGTTCCTGCGCTGGTGATCTTTATATCTCCGCCAGACTGCAGGCCGTTCTGGAAATATACGAGCTTATAAAAGCCTGCCCTGTCCCAGACGTAAAAGGCATAACCGACGGTTCCGATGTCGTTTGGGTCTCGAAGCGTTAAAACCTTGCGACTTGAACCGAACCCGACCTCCATCGTGTAATCGCTGTTGGGCACGTCGTACTTCGGCCGAATATATCCGGCTGATTTAAATGTCGAGTCTATGCCAGCGATCGCTTGCTGGAACTCTATTCCGTCGGAAGACGCTTTGGTGTAACGTGTCGCGAACGTCTGGACGCCTCCGGTGCTGTCGATTAGTGTGTACCCGACCAGAATTAAATTTTTGGGTGATAGCTGGGAGCCCGTTCCGCCGACCGCGATTGAACCGTTGGAGAGTTTGTCTGTCTCGATTGTGTAGTCTGCAATCGTCCCCTGCTTGGTTACAAACTGGCCGCTGTCGAGGTTCCAGTAGTTTTCGCCGCTGGTGTCCTGTATCATGCCGGCGGTCATCAGGTCCGCATCTAAAACTCCGGTTGTTATAAACGTTGCGTTTAAGTTTCCGTCTATGGTCCAGGCGTTTGCGTATGTGCTCCCGCCGTCGGTTGAAAACCCGAGACCGTTTTGGTTTAGTCGGATTATATTCACCGCGGTGCTTTCGCTCGGGGAGTCCATTATTAGCATTTCGCTGGGCGTTCCGTCCGGCAAATAATTAAACTTTATATAGCCGCCGAAACCTCCGCCGATCAGCTCCGTCGCGTGCTGTATCGCGTTTTCGATTTTGCTCATGCTCGGGACCGTTTCGAGTACGTCTCCGACCACCTGCTCCTGTATCTCCTGGAGAAGCGAGGTCGTCGGCTCTCCGAGCTCCATCGCTGAATAGCGCTCCCGGAGCGAGTCATAAACGACTTTTATGCACTTGGCTGTTACGTTGATGCCGAGTTTTGCATAAAATATATTTACAGTGTCGCACAGGAATATCCGCTGCAGCGACGCCATGCTCTTGTATTCCTCCGTTTGCCAAAGGGCCACGAAGTCGATTTTTAAATTCTCTTTTAGTGTGTAATTGGCGCTTGCGTCGATCTTGGTCTGTGCCTTCGCCTTTAACTCCGCAAGCGTTGGCTGCGTCTCGAAGTCCTGTGAGAGGTCCATCGAAACGGTCCGGCCGGTCGTCTCTCCGGTCCTGGTAATTATGGCGTCCGAAACCACGGTGTTGGTCCCGTCGGTCCAATATGGGACGCAGGCATTATAAACGTTGCTGGCGTCGAGCTCTTGGTCCAGCTTCGTCAGGTTCTTCCCGTACCGGATGGAGACGTTGCGGTTCTGGCCGCGGTGCTGGTGAAGTTTGACCGTGTACATGTCGAACTCGTATTCGGCCGCGCCGTAAACGTCCAGAATGCTGCCCTGGGTGCCTCCGAGTATAGCTCGTGCACTCATTGGTATCGTCGTTGCGAAATCGGCCGTGACGCTTTTGTCCGTCCAAAAAGTGAACGGATTTGTGTTCATGCTGTTGGTCTTGACTCCGGCAATGGCGGCCGTGCAGCTTCCTGCGGTGAACGGTGCCACTATGATCGCATTCAATGCATAACTTATATGCCAGGCGTTTACTGTTATAACGCCCTCGAGCGGTGTCGAGACTTTGTATATCTGGAAAGCCTGCGGCGTTTTGCTCTCGTCGTGCGTCGCGTATATATAGCGGCCGCACTGCAGCGCGCTGGCCATCTTGCCGGCGACTGGGTAATCCAGGGCCAGCTCATATTGGCCATTCCGCTCCTCCGTGACTTCGCATCGTGTTGCGTCTGCGAGTCGTCCGAGGCCGTTGCTGGTGAAGGCCGTTTCTGTTGTCTCGAATAAAATTGGTATCATTTAAAGCTCCCACCAGCGCGGTGTTATGATCACTTGCGTTATACCTGAAGCGCGGACTATGGAGTTGTTACCTGGTGCCAGCGTCGGGAAGTCGTTTGTATTAAAGGTCACGTTTCCGTTCCTGTTTGTGCTTCCGTAATAGCACTCCATTGCCTCGCAGTCGATGTCCGTATAATTTGTGGTATTGGCCAGAGTTATCTCTGTGCCGTTCACCGTGACTTTCCCGTTTCCGGTGATACGCAGCAGCGGCTTGCTGTCGAACTTCGTTGGATTGTTCAGCGTGCTGGTTCCGGTGCTGCTGTATGTCGTCGTAGTGTCGCCGGAAGTCAAAAATCGCTGCGGTTTGCAGTTGAACGAAAGGTTGAAGTAAAAGTTTGTGTTTATCCGTTTTGCTGTTGGCGTCTGCGGTATGATCGGCACGCCCATGCGGTAATGGGTCGAGTCGTTGCTGCAGGCGATCTTCTGGTAGCCCTTCAAAGCGCCCAGCGTCTGGATTATGTTATCAAACGCCGCTGCGGTCTTTGTGTAGCAGGGATATGTAATTACTACATTGTCCCAGGTCCCGTTGTCTATTATCAGCGCACCGTTCCTTCCGGGCACCCTGAAAGTCTCGACGTCCTTGACCGGCTTATTGAATGAAAGCGACGCATCGACGTAAACGTTCGGCAGCGTCGTTCCGTTTATACTCAGTGTATTCATCCGAATGCCCTTCCGGCTCTCGCCATCTGTTGCTGGAGCTTCTGGCCTATGGTCTCAGCCAGCGCGTCGTAATCTTCGACGTTGCCGTTTACCACGACGGAAACCTGGACGCCTCCTGTCCCTCCGGTCGCCTGGCGGATCATGCTCATTAGTGATTTGGCGCCGACCACCACTTCCGGGCCTGCATCTCCGAAGCCTCGAAGTGTTCCGTCGGCCGCCGGCATTACTGTCGGCGTGTCGAGGACCATTCCGTTCTCCATCGCTTTTGCATACCAGGTAATCCCGAGCTTGGGAATGCTGCCCTTCAAAAGATCGCCGAGTTTCCATCCGGCTGGCGTTATTCCAAAATGCGGCAGCTTTATCTTTGGCAGCTCGACTTTGAACTGGAAGAAGGACTTTATTTTGTCGATCACGCCTTTTACGAAGTCCCGGGCCGCTTCAATTGGCTTTGTTATTGCCGTTTTTATCTTCTCGAAGGTCGTTTTTAGGTTCGCCCAGAGCTCCTGCGCTTTTGCCTTTATAGTGTCCCAATTCTTGTATAAAGCGACGCCTATGGCCACCAGCGCGGCGACGGCCGCGATTACTATTCCGACCGGCCCTGAAAGCGCTGTAAACATTGCCGAAAGCGTCGGCAGGACTGCTGTTATGGTGGATATTAGCGAAAGAACCGGAGATAGCGCTGCAACCAGGGCCAGTATCGTTAGTATTATTGTTTTTGTGGTTCCGTCGAGGTTTGCGAACCACTCCAGGGCCTTGCTTACCCAGCCGACCAGTTTCTCGAGCGCCGGCAGCAGCTGCTCCGCGAGTGTGGCTCCGGCCTTCATGAAGGACTGCATCGCGGTGGCCTTTAGCTGGTCGATGGCGTCGTTAAATTTTACCGTGTCCGCGACGGCCTCGCCGGACATGATCGTTCCGGTTGCTTCTGCCTCCTCGCCGAGAGCTCGCAGCGATGCGCCTCCGTCGTCTACAATGCCGGCCATCTCCATTGCGCTCTTGCCGAACAGCTCCATCGATAGCGCGTCGCGCTCCGTCTCGTTTTCGACTTTGCCCAGGGCATCGATGGCTTCGTACCAGACGGCCGTAGCGTCTCGCATGGATCCGTCCGCGTTGGTTATGCTCACGCCGAGCTTGCTGAAGGTATCGCTTCCGGAAGCCATGTTCTTTGTGAGCTTGGTAATGCTTCCGGTCATCGTCTCGTATGAAACGTCGACCCGGTCTGCTGCATATTTTAGTTTCTGGAGCTCCTCGACCGTAAAGCCTGTAACGTTGGCGTCGGTCTGCAGCTCGTCCGCTTGTTTAGCGGCAGCGACGGTCATAGCGACTAAACCTGCGGCTGCGACGCTGGCGGCTTTCGAGAGCCCCTTCGTTTTCTCGGCCATCTGGCCGGTCTTTGCGGATACAGCCTCGAGGGCCGGCGAGCACTTGTTGTATTGTTTTTCGAGGTCCTTTAGCTGTGCGGTGGTCTCTATGAGCTCGCGCTGCAGAGCGTCCTGCTGCTTCTGGTTCTCCTCCGTGCTTCCGGCCTTTTTCGCCTGCTCCAGGGCTTTTGTGAGCTCCTCCTGGCGCGTCTTTGTATCAGCGACGGCCTTGCCCAGGAGGTCCTGTTTCTGGCGCAGCAGCTCTACGTTCGAAGGGTCCAGCTTCAGCAGCTTGTTTACGTCCTTTAATTGGTTTTGTGTGTCCTTGAGGGACTTGTCGACGTCGTTTAGAGCTTTGGTCAGCTGTGTCGTGTTGCCGCCGATCTCGATGGTAATGCCTTTTATTCTGTTGGATGCCATTTTTCCCTCGTGTTAGAATTTATCAAAATCAGCCTGAGTGGCTATTATGTCCCACTCCTCGTTGTCGTTTGCCTGTTCGATGATCATGTCGAATACCATTCCGACGTCCAGAAGGTCAAGGTCGGCCATCGGAATGCCCAGCTGTGCGCAGCGGAGCAGAAATACTCCCGTTGTGAACGGTCTCTCCGTTGCGCTTACTCTTTTTTTTTGCTCTGTGCGGTCGGCAGGCTCGAAAGGTTCCAGAGCTCTATTAGCTGCGGCAGCGCGATGTAAATGCTGAACATCTCGAACTGGTCCAGCCACTCGTCGGGGTCGTCCGGGACCTCCGGGTCGGCCTGCTTCGCCATCGTGTGCGCTATGTTCTCAAAAATCAGCAGCGTGTCGACCTGAAGCGCTCCGCCCTTTTCGGTGTCCGCCTGCAGCTGCTGGAAGTCTGCGAAAAAGTCGCGACCGAAGTGCTCGCGGTAAATTCGCACGGTCGCTCCGGTCGCTTTGAATTTGACATCCTTGTTGTCGATGTGGATTGTTCTTTCCATTGGCTTCTCCTCCTGCTTTTTAAGATACTGTTACCACGGCCGAGAACCAGGTGGTGTAAGCGCCGCTGGTCGCCTGCTCGCATCTGCCCTTTACGATGTAATCGTTTATGCGCGGCAGCGCGGTAAGGTTGAGCGTCTCGGTCTGCGGCTCGATGCTCGCTTCCTTCGTGGCTCCGTTAAGATCGGGCCTGCTGCAAGTGCAGCGGAAGAGCGCATGCCTGGTGGCCTTCTGGTCGCCCTGGAATTCGAACAAAAGCGCGAATTCCTTTGGTGTGACGTTTGCCTTCTCGACCCAGACTCCGTTGCTGGTGGTCTCGCAGAGCACATCCTGTTTAAAGGATTCCGGAATGAGCGCAAGCTCGAGGGTTCCGGAATATCCGTTGTTGCTGGTGCTCTGGAAGTAGACCACGTCGTCGGCGTAAAACGGATTTGTCTCGCCCTCCTGGGACAGCGAGAGGTTTACCGCTCCGGGCATGGCGACCGGCGTTGCGTATGTCAGCGCGCCTCCGGATCCTTCTGTGGCGACGGCATAATATACGTTTCGAATGCCGTATTTTATCTTATTCGCCATTTATTAATACCTCCATTGTGTATAAAACTTCGTACATCTTCTCGCTCTCGAGCCAGCTCTCCTCGCGTTCCCAGACCATATTATTGGCCGCCAGGACGGCCTCCACGGCCGCCTCGGTGGCAAAGTCCTTTGTGGCGGTGTAGAGCTCTATGTTGAGCGCCTCGATGTGTGAATAGACCCGGTCGTCTGCTGCGAAGTTGTTGGTATTCGAAAAATACCAGACTATATACGGCAGCGCCGGGACCGGGTGTGCCGGATCGTCCTCCGGCCAGGAATAATACGTTTTTTCGAGCCCGGTCTGGCCGAGCATGGTGTTTATTTCTGCGATGGTCATGTCAGCCTCCGATGCTCTCCTCGAGCTTCTGGACGAATTTGTCCTCTGTGGCGTCGTTTATCGGTGCAATGAAATTGAACGCCTTTGTGCGCCCTCCGTTCGCTTTCGCGTGGCCGAATTCCAGCAGGTGCGCAAGGCCCGGGAGCGACTTGTTGTAAATGATCGCTTCGGCCCCGAGCCTCGTCTTTTCGACTTTGCTGGTCCAGCCTTTGTTAAATTCCCCGGAACCTCCGAACCCTCCGCCTCTTTTTAAGTCTCGGACGACGTCTTTTGCGACGCTTTTGGCCGTCTCCTCGATGGCGTCCCGGACGCTGTCGCCGTATTCGGCGAGGTATTTATTTATAGCGGCCGCGAGGTCCTGCGAGTCGATTTTCATGGCGTTTCCTCTGGATCCGGTGTCGGTTCCGGCGTTGGTGCCGGTGGCGGCGTCTGGACACCCTTGCTGCGCTCGAGGTATAGCTCGAGGACGTCGGTCCTGGCGTGGTATGTTCTATAAACCGAATACTCCACCGGGCCGATCTGGACGATCTCCTCGCCCTGGTAGTCCGGCGCGAACATGACGGCCCGGAGCTCCGGGTTCAGCCCGTTCCTTCCGCCTTCGAACCATTCGGCGCCGGTCACGCTTGTTACGTTGGCATAAACGGTCCGCTCGCTTTTGGTCGGCTGCAGTACGCCGTAAGCGTCCTCTGTGTAGCTCCTGGCGATCAGTTTGATTGGTGTTGAACGATCCATGTCAGTCGTCCTCCGAGGTCCATTTTGTGTAACCGGTCGCGGTGCAGAGCTGTGCCTTCTGCTCGTCGTAAGATCGCTTTAAACGGTCATACTCGTCCGGCGCTCCGAAGTGCATTTTGCAGTATGTTGTAATAGCAAGTAGCACCAGGGGATCGCTCTCGTTTACGTTCGAGCCGTTAGCTCCGGCAATGCGCAGGTCCTTCTGCGCCGCTTGTATTAAAAGCGTGAGCTCGTCGTCGAATGCGTCCGTTACGACGCGGAGCGCGAGCTTTACTCTTTCGAGCGTTGTCGGTTCGCTCATTTGTTTTCCTCCTGCAAAAAGCCGCGGTAGTCCTCCCAGGCGTCCCGGGTGACTATGTGGTGCGCGACGTGTCCGAGCTCGATGCGCGGATCGCAGAGCAGTTTCCAGCCGGCCTGGCGGGCTCTCCAGCAGAAGCTCAAATCTTCGCCGGTCCCGTTTATCGGCGTGAACATGTCGCCGAATTTGGCCTGTACGTCCATAAAGGCCGCCGTCGGTGCGAGTACGCAGCCGAAGCCGAAGCCCTCGCATTCGAACAAGCGGTCCTTCGGTATGTCGTCCATGTTGGTCCACTTTGCGCTCGGTCCGGAAAGGTCCAGCTCGCTAAATACCACGGGGGAGAACGGCGCCACCCTCCGGTAGTAAACGCCGGAAAGTATAACGTCGTCCTCCTGCTCCTCTATGGTTTTTAGCATGTGCCGGAGTACTCCCGGCGGAAACATCATGTCGCTGTCCAGCCAGAATATATAATCCGCTTCCTGGTTTATGGCCAGGCCCGCGAGATTGTTCCGGCTGGTGTATATAAGCGAGCCGATCTGGAATGCGACCGTCGTCGGTCCTTCCTTCTGCAGCATCGCCAGCGACTGAGCGAACTGCGCCGGCACCTGGTCCATGCAAGGCACCGCGATAATTGTTTTTTTCATGGCTTCTCCTCTCTCTTGGTCGTCTGGATTAGTGATTAATCTTGACGAAGCTGTTCGGTCCTACGATGCCCAGGCCCACGAACTGGCGGCCCATGATCTCGATGACGTCCTCGTCCTTCCTGGAGAGGTTGTCATAGCGGAACTCGATTTCTTCGCCGTTCGGGAAGTTCGCGAGCGCGCCTTCTCCGAGGTCGCCAACGATGGCGTATGTCACGCCGGTAGTCGCTGCGCTGAAAGCTGCAAGGCTGTTGTTGTAAACGACCGGCAGTCCTTCGAACGGATCGTAAGCGAAGTTTGCGGCCGCCTGTGCTGCCTTAAAGGCGCCCCAGGTCTGTCTGTTCATGATGATGACCGGATTGAGGGCCTGTGCGGAAAGCTGGGCCATCGCGGATGCGATCAGCGTAAGGCTGATGGTGGTGCTGGTTATAACCGGAACGCCGACTGCTGTGGTGGTGCTGGCGGTGCCTGCTGCGACGATCTTTCCGACCAGGGTGTCGGCAGCCTTCTTTGCGATTCTGTAAGCGATTTCGTCGTAGACATAGCGGAGGAACTCCTCGCCGCGCAGGTCTGCGATTTCATCGGTGATGGGCAGGATCTTCTTTATGCTCTGCGGCTTAAGCTCTACGATGCCGAGCACCAGGTTCTCTTTGGAGATAGCTGCGGCGCCTTCCGCGTGGATCTGGGCGTCGTCGCCTTCGATCTCGAAGTTGACTTTCAGGTTTCCGCGGATGTAGGTCTTGCGGACGAGGCTCATTATGCCGTCCTTCTCCCAGGCGTTCTTTACGATCTCATAAACGAACTCCGGGACCGCGACGCTCTGGGTTCCGTTGCTGGCGTTCTCGGTGGTGAGCAGCGCTCTGCACTCGTCGGCCTTGCC